CCCCGCTTCCTTATATAATTCCTTTAAAAGAATCTCTTACTAACACTTTTGTAACCTTGCAACATGGCCCAACGATTGCTCTCCTCCCTTAGCTCAGTACGCAACTACCTTGGCGAACTTTTCCAACATCGCGATCTACAACAGCAACTCTACCAACTCGAACAAGCCCATCCAGAAACTCATCCTCGTCCTGATGACACTGATCTCCGACGCTATGAATTTTCCTCCCGTGACCGAGACCTCGAATCTTACTTCACAGACGAATTCTATCACAATGTCGAACAAGAAATCAACCGCATTAGACTTAAAAATGAAAAGAAGAATGAACCCTTCGATCTGTACCGCCCACTCCTCGACAATGAATTGCCTTCACACCGCTACCCCGCCCCAGGCATCACCGTTCTACCCTACCGCTACCACAAGACCAATCCTGTCTACGCAACTGAAGAGATACCCGAATCCGGCTATCCCCTCCACCCACTCCTCGACGTGCTTATCACAGAGAAGTATCCCTTGTACCGTAAGTACACTGACAAATACTGCCGCCCACTTGGCACTACTGACGCCACTTTCTCCGACTTCAATCACGAACAGCTGCCCCAAGCTCCCGTCCCTGAACCTCGAAAATGGACCATCCTCTCACTTGTCTTCTACTTCCTTGACTGCAAGCCCTACCTTCCCCTGCACTTCGTTGACACCTTGTATGACAAGCGTCCTTTACACACTGGAACTGGTTATTTCAACCGAAATAGTCCCTTCACCCGTGTCCACGCCTCCTACGCCCATGTAACTGAATACGCTCAGAAACCCTTCTCCAAAGGCTACTTTTTCAATACCACTCATGAGTATGCCCGATCGTTTATCCATTCGATCAAGAAACATGGCTTCCCCTTCCCCCTGAGAAACCTTGACTATTCTGACAAACTGAAAGTCCTCAAAACCTTCTTCCTTGAACGACCTTCTATCTTATTCACTCGCAATCACATTTCCGACAAAGACGGAGCACTGAAGCAACGCCCTGTATATGCCGTTGACGATCTCTTCCTCATCATCGAATCTATGCTCACTTTCCCCCTTATGGTTATGGCCCGCCTTCCCGGCTGCTGCATCATGTATGGCCTTGAGACAATTCGTGGAGCGAACATCCTCCTCGACCAACTGGCAAAGTCTTTTACCTCCTTCTTCTCTATCGACTGGTCCCGCTATGATCAATCTCTTCCCCGAGTCATCACTGAAATCTTTTACACTGATTTCCTCGAATCCTTGATCATCATCGACAAAGGTTATCAACCTACTGCCGAATACGAATCCTATCCCGACCTCACTCCTGAGGCAATGTTCGGACGAATGGACAATCTCCTCACCTTCCTTCGTACCTGGTACATTAACATGGTTTTCGTGACCTCAGATGGCTATTCCTACCTACGCAACCACTGCGGAGTACCCTCTGGCTTACTGAACACTCAGTACCTCGATTCATTCGGAAATTTATTTCTTATTATTGACGGACTTCTTGAATACGGCATTCCCCCGTATGAAATCAAGAAAGTTGTCCTATTCATCATGGGAGATGACAATTCCGGTTTTACCAACTGGGAGTTATCTCGTCTCGAATCATTTATTCAATGGTTTGAAGCCTATGCCAAACGACGATGGAATATGACTCTGTCAAAAAGTAAGTCTGTAATCACAGCTGTCAGAGGCAGAATAGAAACCCTATCCTACCAATGCAACTATGGCATACCAATTAGACCTATCGGTAAATTGATTGCCCAACTGTGCTATCCCGAACACGGAATCGAACTGAAGTATCAGTCCGCTCGTGCTATAGGCATGTCCTTTGCTGCCGCTGGAATTTCAACTGAATTCCACGATTTCTGCAAAGATATTTACTATATGTACCTCCCGTTCGCAGAACCCAATTCGGAACTAACCATTGAGAACGTCTCACGTTATCTTCCTGGCTCCTTCAAAATCCTTGATGCATATCAAGAACTCATTGATCTCAGCCATTTCCCAACTATTTGGGAAGTTAGATATGTGTACTCCTTCTACCATGGACCGCTCACCTACGCGCCGAAATGGAACGAAGCCCACTTCTCCTCCGACCCTCCTTTCGCAGGTGAAACCTTCACCACTATGCTCCAGTATAGGAATGAACATAAAATTCCTCGACATGAAGCTCCTTTCGTTTTCTAAACGCGCACCAACGCCAAAATTCGTTGTTTGTGTTTTGTTTAGCTTTCATTTCAAACTTGAAAAAAAAAATAAAAAAAAAAAAAAAAAC